CGAATACACCTTTTGTTCCTACAAAGAATTGATCATTCTCAGGATTAATTCCTGCAAACACTGCGGGTGCTCCATCCCATTTTACTGTAACATCTACAGAAGAAGCTGAACTTCCTGCTAACATATCCCTCAATCCTTGAAGGAAATTTATTGCTCCCCTAGTTCCTTCTACTCCACCATTTAACACCTCATCTTCAAGGTGTTCCATGTGGAGATTCTTTTGTTCAGTTAAAAATGAAGCAAATGCGAACATTATTGTGCCTTCATGTGTGGTGCAGACCAAACTGATTCTGATTTAGCAAATAGTAACATACCTAATACAATTTCATGTAATTTGTCTACACTTTTTCGTTTTATAGAAGAAAACACCGCTCCTAACATAATAGTTTGAAATCGTGCCATAACTCTTACTTGCATTTCACTTTCTCTCAACTTCTTTTTTATTGCATATTCATTAACATATTCTAAAAATGTTTTAGAATCTACAAGTCTATCATAATTGGCAGGATTTGCAGTTGATGCCCACTCAATTATATTATTATCTCTTACAAGTGGCCATGCTCTCTTGACTTTATTAAATGTCCTTGCACCATCTGTTGTAAATTTATAAACTCCTGTTTTTTTATCTTTCTCTACAATTTTCTTTGCTACACCTGCAACAGCTTTTGATGCTTGCGCCCCTCCCGTTAAATGATCAATATATTTTAAATAAACTTTCCCTTGTGCCGCTAGAGCCGCTTTCTGTTGTGCTTCTCCCCTAATAAGTTCTCCAATTTTTGGGCTAAACAGTCTATACATAACAGAATAGCCTTCCATTCCCATTCCACCATATTCTGTATTAACATTTTGGGCAAATAAATCACCAAATTTCATATCAAAATCATCAACAACATAAACTGGACGTTTTCTGGCATTTATTGTATTTACGTTACCTCCACCTAATTTTAAAGATATACCTATGATACCTTTACCACCTTCTATAGAAGCTAAGAGATAGTTATTTAAGTCTGCTAAACTTGCTTGTTCTGTTAAATCTTCATAATAGAGCCAAACATCTGCTGGATTCCATTTATCTTTATCAAATATTTGTCCAGGGACAGCTTTCGGAAAAAGTGCTTTTGCATGTTGAACTATATCAAGTTTAGAATAATCTTTAACATATCTTAATGGTGCTGATGAAACACTTTTAATGAACTTATTTGCCTGTTTTCTATGAGATTGTAACCAATCATTATTATTAGATAACCAAAAAACTAAACCTTGTGCGTCACTTTCTCCTAAGAATTTTCCCTTTGAATTAGTGATTTTTGAATATACTTTTGCTTCACCCGACAATTTTTCTAAAAATTCATCATCTACTAATTCACCATAACCTTGATGATAACCACTTAATACTAAAAGCCAAGATATTTCTTGTTCTTCTGTTTGTCTACTACCTCTACCTTTAACTGCTCCTGCAAGAGTTATTTGATTTTCGTTCCATAGGAAAGTATAAAATGAAGAACTAGGATTACCTTGATCTTTGGGAGCAAGAACTACAACATCATCCACTTCAAATGTTTGTTTAATCAGTTTAACAAAATCACCATTTTTCATTCCTTTAGGATTGTAAACTCTTGCGAGATTAGAATGTTTTTCTAATCCTGCGGCTTTCCCAGCGGAGATTATTTGAGCTTGGATTTCTTTCCGGCCTTCATTGAGAATATCTTCTATTAAAAAATCTTTAAAATCATGTTGTTTTTGATTATATAATCCTTTTCGTGCTTTTGTTTGCATTCCGGCACGTTTTGCTGCTCGTTGTATAGGTGTATCTTTAAGTTTTTTCTTTGTATTACTCCAATGTTTTGGCTCAGGCTTACACATTTTTGCGTGTCTGTCACGTAAAACTTTAGACCTTAACTGAGTTATGTCTACTGCACATATATCTTCACCCTTTTCGGTAATAAGTGCTAAATCATGAGCAAGTTTCTCTGATTTAGAGGCATCATATAAATCTGCAGTAATTTGTTTAAAACGTTTCATTTTCTCCTAGCATTAAAATACACTTTACTGATATATTTATAATAACAAGTCATCCAACTTGTGGCTCTGGGGGATCTGGGGGTCTATTATTTTCAACAGCTTTTAGAAAAACATCTTTATGTAGTAAATGCCAACCTTCACAAGTCTCTTCTTCGACAATATCTGCAAAGAAATTCCCATATTGGTCTTCCATTATATAAACTGCTTCTCCGAAATGTATACTTTGATCTGTAATAAACAATACGTGGATCATTATCCCCATGTCAGGGTAAATGTAGTATTGATCTGGCACAAATGTCTTGAGGTTGGAAATAGGTTTTGCGTCTACCTTATGTTTTTCCTTTCTATATTCATCTAAATCTACTATATTATCATCACTCAAAATTTAAACTCCCCAAAATCTTTTTTACTCTTCATCCTACCACCAGTAGATGCATCAAATAGTGGAACATCTTCTTTTTCTTCTTTTCCTCCAGTATCAACTAATCCCTTTTGTGATTCTTCCCCTAAATCGGAAAGTCTCATCTTTGCTCTATCTACTCCCACTAAAAATTTCTTATTTGTGGTAGGATCACTATATCGATTTTTTAACTGTTTGATTAATATTTGTCCCGCTTCTTCCAAGTTTTCATTACTAATAATCGCAAACATAAAATCTGCTGTTGCAGGAAGTCCGAAACTTTCACTTGTATCTTCAAGACCCACATCTGTATTTTGAAATCCTTGTCTATTGGTTTGAGTGGCCGATAAAATTGGAACATCAAACTCTACTGCCAATCCCCTAAGTTCTTCGGCAATAGATTTCACATAACTATAAGAATTTACATATTGTCCTGGTCTAATTCGTGAAGAAGAACATATATTGATATAATCGACTAGAATCATATCAGCTTTAAAATTTCTCTTAAGATTTAATTCATTCAATAATGCCCTAAAATGATTTGTATTCGCTGCAGCAGTAGGATATTCTTTAACGATTAATCTACCTTTAACTGTATTCTTGAGATCATTAATTTTCTTCTCATACATTTTTTTGGGTAAACTAATCAAATCATCTAATCTAATGTTCATTAAATTTGCATCAATACGTTCTGCTATACGTTCTTCTGCCATCTCCAATGTAATATACAAAACATTATTACCTTGAGATAATGCATTAGCTGCTACATGACACATAAATAATGATTTACCAACACCTGTTCCGGCAAGAGCTACATTTAAAGTTTTAGAAGAGAGTCCACCTTGAGTTATCTTGTTGAAGTAGTCAAGATCAAAAGGAATCTTTTTTTCAACCTTGTGATAAAAATCATAACGATCATCAGAATCCAAAAGATAGTCATGGCCGACATGAGGATCAAAACTAACAGAAAGAGCATCGGTAAGCAACTCAGGAATAGCACCTTTGTCAGCGTTAGATTTTTCGGGTTCATCCAATATTTTAATTGAGTTGACAACGGCGTTGTAGATTGCTTTGTCTTGGCAAAACTTTTCTGTTGTCTCCAACAACCATACCAAGTCCGATTTCTCATCTTCTTGACCCTCTATATAAGTTAATAATTCTGTTACATTAGAAAATTCTTCTTCCTTCAATGATGAAGAATCTAATTCAATTACTAATGCTTCTTTAGTAGGTAAATTATTATATTTCTCAATAAATTTATTAATTTCTGTATATAATATTTTATCTGTATGTTCCATAAAATATTCTTTATTAAGAAAGGGTATAACTTTCCTAGAATATTCTTCATTATGAATTAGATTTTTAAGTATTATTGTTTCTATCCTCTGCTGCATGTTTTTCCATTTGTCGTTGTAAGATTTCTATAACCCATTCCCCTAATCGTTTTTCAAATTCTTGACCATCCTTATCGGTAATTTCATATCCCAAATCATGTGGCGGCACTTCAATATCATATTCATATTGACATGCAATATCATTTCCACCTAGTTCTTGTTCTACCAATTTAAATGAAGTGTATCTAATCACTGCTCCATCAAATGGTGATGCGTCTTGTACTACTATACACAAAGATTTATCATTCGGATCATTTGGATTAGTACATTCTTTATAAAGTGCCCCACCTGTTTCAAAATAAGGATCATTTAATACTGTCCTTAAATCTGTATCAGTTTCGTTAGTACCTTTAAAAAAAGGATCTTTAGTTGGTTTCGTTGACTGGGACTGTCTCATCCTCAGTTTCGTTTCTTTCTTCACTTTTTCCACCATAGAGAAATACTGTTTTTGCATAATCATTTAATTTATCAAGAATTTCCTTTGTAAAATATTTTTCAGGCTCATTCAGTATTGCCTTTCCAAAAATTTTACCACCATCCGGCATCTCATATCTTGTAGAAACCTTTTTAAAAATCCCCGCTTCTTCTGCTAATTCAAGTAACCCATAATATCTATTCAAACCTTGATCATACCTCAAGAGAACATCTACCTTTTTATTTTCTTTCGTTAATCTAGATTTAAAATTCTTACAATGTATTACATTACCAACAACATCTGTGCCCTCTTTTTCTTTTCTCTTGGAAAGGAAAATAATTGTAGATGCTGCATACTGTAGTCCACTACCACCACCCATCACATCTTGTGGAAACATAGTTCCAACTTGTTTGTATGTATGATTGGTTACTAATAATGGAATTCCTGCTTTACCTAATTTCAATGTCAAGACCCTGAAACACCCTTTAACAAGTTGTGCCCGTGTCATATCTTTAGTCTCCTTACCTTCTGTAATATCACCAACTTCTTTTGTTGTTGATAACATTCCAAGTGAATCGAGACACATCATTATCGGTTTATCTTCTGTATGATTTTCTACTATTTTAACTGCTTGGTGAGTAAATTCTTGTATAGTAGTTACGGGGAGAATTATCATTCGTTTTGAATCGATTCCCCTACTCTCAATCATGTCTTTAGTGAGTGCAGACTCAGACTCAAAATACAAAACGCCGCCGCTAGGATTATCTGAAAGAAACTGTTTGACCATACCAAGAGCGAAAAATGTTTTACCCGTTGCAGTTTCTCCTGCCAGAGCTGTAATTTTGTTTGATGGGATTCCTCCATAAATGTCTCCTGAAACTAATGCATTTAAAATATAACTTCCTGTATCTACATGACCAGTAACATCACCAGCTTCAACCCCATCTGAAACTTTTGTTGCGAATTCATTACCTGTCACTTTTACTAAATTATCTAAATAATCACTCATTATCTTTCCTTAATCTAAGTTCTGTTTTAACTGCTCTAATTTCTTGATTTATATCTACTCGTTCAGAATATGTTTCCACACGATCTCTTTGAAATTTTAAATCTGATAATAAAAGTAGCAAATCTTCTGTGAGCCAACCACCAAAATCATCTGTAATCATCTTTTATCTCAATTATATGGTTTCCATCTTCTTGCATTCTTTGTGCAAAAGCCTTTGCTTCTGATTGAGTTTCAAAAGTCATATAACTAATTGAATCTGGATCTATATCTATTGAATAATTTAATTGTTTTGACATTTGAGCATGTGACCCTGAATTTTCTTTTCTTAATTGTTTTGTAGTCTTCTTTGCATATCTTACCATTACACTTCCTGCCATGTATACCCCCTATTATACACTATATAAAAAAATTGTCAAGACTTGACTTTCTCTCTGTTTCCCACCCAATTACATCTAATACACCTTTTAATGGTTCGATAAATGCTTTCTCAAATTGGGTATCATAATCTATATATTTCTCTAATTCAAATTCTTTTGGTAAACTATTTAATACAGAAATTACTTTATCACCTGCTGGATTTGGATCTTTGAGATAAGTGAACTTAACCTTTTCACCCTCTTGTATAACAGGATATCTTCTAGTTAATTTCTTAGTCCTCAACATGTGATTATAAATTAAACTTCCCTTAACATGAATTGGAGTTGATTTTTTATAAATTGTTGCTGAATCTTTATATTTTTTTAATCCATTAACAGATCTTGGAAATGCTACAGCTTCCATATTCAAACCAAAAAACTTCTCTTTAAACTTTTCAATATAACCAAT